GGGATTTACATGCACCTCACATTTTATTAATCTGCGAATATTTACAAAAAGTGGCTGATGGAGAAATTAAAAGACTAGCAATATCTCTTCCACCACGTTCAGGCAAATCAGAAACATTACTTAGATTTGCTGCTTTTATCCTTGAAAAACGAGGCAATATTAACCTTTTATGCGCAGGTTATAGTCAGAACATTGCAAGAAGATTTAGTAGAAAAACTCGCACTATTATTCATGAAAGAATTGGACTATCACAAAACCATCAAAGCATAGATGAATGGTCTGCAAATAATGGAAGTGTTTATTATGTCGGATCTGCAAACAATCCTAAAACTGGTGTGGGATTTCAATGCATTATTTGTGACGATTTAGTAAAGAACAGAGAAGAAGCAAACAGTCCTACGATAATGCAAAAATTGGAGGATTTTTATAGGGAAGATTTGTATTCTCGTCTTGAACCTAACGGAACTATGATACTTGTTGGCACTCGTTGGTCAGAAAATGATCCTATTGCTCTTGCTGTTAGTCTTGATGAGTCTTTCACAGTTATTAACATTCCTGCACTATGTGACGACCCTGAAAATGATCCTTTAGGCAGAGAATTAAACGAATCTATTTTTCCAGGACGATTTAGTACAGAGGATTATTTACAGATCAAAGAAGTGATGGGTGAGTTTGGTTTTTCCGCATTATATCAGGGTAAACCAATTCCTAAAGATGGTGGATTATTTAAACCTGATAGAATTAAAATTGATACACCAGGCAAGATTATAAGGAAAGTACGAGCATATGACTTGGCAGCATCGAGTGGTAAAGGTGATTATTCTGCTGGAGTTCTTCTTGGAGTTGATGAAGAGAATAGGTATTGGATTCTAGATGTTTATAGAAGCCAAGACTCTACTGAAAAAAGGGATGCAAAAATACTTCAAATTAGTGAACTTGATGGTAGGGAAACAAGAATACGGATACCTCAAGATCCAGGAAGCGCAGGAAAAAGTTTATCTCATTATTTTATTAAGATGCTTTCAGGTTTTATCGTTAATTGTCCTACGGTATCAGGAAATAAAGAGACAAGAGCTGAACCTTTTGCAATTCAAGTTAATGCCGGAAATGTGTCTATGGTAAAAGCGGATTGGAATAAAGATTTAATAAAAGAATTAGAAGTGTTTCCGTATGGCAAAAATGATGACCAAGTTGATGCATTGTCCGACGCATTTGATGAATTAACCAGAAACAAGACGAGAAAGTTTAGAGCTATTTAGTAATTATATAAGAATACATAATATCGTAAAATAAAATAGCATGCAAAAGAGGATTTAAAAAGACCATGGGTATATTTGACCGATTATTAGGCAGAAACACTAAGAATACTGCGGTAGCGACAGCAGATCAATTACTTCCATTACAAACAACAATGCGAAGACAAGGTTGGATTACTGGTATTGGTGGTCAGGATCTTTACGCAACCTTATCTAGACGTTTACCAGGTTCATTAAAAGACTGGACTGGTGTTGCTGGTGATTTGATGTTAAACTCAATCGTTAGTATTGCGATTGACTATTATATCAGAGCTTTTACATCAGCAGTTCCAATGGTTTACAGACCTGACGGAACTGGTGAATATGTTGAAGTAAAAGACCATCCACTATTAAAACTCTTAGCCAATCCTCAATACCAATTAGCTCCAACACGATTCTGGTCAAACTTAATTATCGACTACAAGATTTATGGCAACTGTTACTTTAGAAAAATTAGAAAAGGTAATAATGGTCCTGTAATTGGTTTGCAGTATTTACCAAGCCAAAGTATGAAACCTATTGGAGATGGTACTAATGCTCTTGTTAAATGGCAATATGTAGTCGATGGTATTCCGTATGATTGTAAACTTGAAGATATAGTTCAAATTGCATACGGTAGAGATCCATTAGACTATCGTATTGGCCGTTCACCTCTTATGTCATGTTTAAGAGAGATTTGTGTCGATAATACTGCTTCTTCCGCTGCTTTTGGTCTTATGTCAAACTCAGGCCTTCCAAGTATTATCGTTGCTCCAGATACTAAAGATGATGTTGTTGATGTTTCTGATGACGACCTTAGAACATTAAAGAAAAGACTGGAAGATTCATTTACACAAGATAATGCTGGTTCTATTGCTATTCTTTCCGGTCCTTTTAAGATGGAAAAAGTATCATTCAGTCCAAGTGATATGGCTCTTGATGTAATTCGTCATACACCAGAAGAGAGAATTTCATCTGCTCTTGGTTTAAACTGTATGGTATTAAATCTTTCTGCTGGACTTGAAAACTCTACCTATAGCAATTTACAAGAAGCTGAAAACGCTGCATGGAATCAAGGTGTTATTCCTATGCTTAATGTAATTGCAGAAGCTATTACTCAAGCTTTATTACCAGAGTTTCCAGAAGCAAATCAAGAAGGCGACTATTTTGATTTTGATATTAATAAAGTTTTAGCATTGCAAGAAAATATGGACAGCGTTACTAAGCGAAGCGTTGATCTATATACTGCTGGAATTATTGATAGAGCTGAAGCAAAAAGAATGCTCGGATATGAACCAACACCAGATGACGAACAACTTTATTCTGTAAACTATCAACCACAATATTTTGAAACAGAAAATCCAAACCATCCACCAACCGAACCAAACACTAATATCGGTAAATCAATCAAGTTTTTACCTACTCAAGAAATGAAAACTGAAGCGGAAAAAGGATTAGCATGGAGAGAAGAGTTTAATCGTGGTGGAACAGATGTAGGAATTAATCGTGCAAAACAAATCTTATCTGGTGAAAAATTATCCGAAAGAGATATTTTAGATATGTATTCGTTTTTTGCTAGACACGAAGTAGATAAAAAAGCAGAAGGATTTAAACCAGGTGAAAAAGGATATCCAAGTAACGGTAGAATTGCTTGGGCTTTATGGGGTGGTGATGCAGGTTATAGATTCGCCACAACAGAAAGAAACAAAATGATGGATTAACTGGTATAATATATTTGTGATGGTTCCGTAATTCCTTTATTCCTTAAATTGAGAGAAAAGAAAAAACACCAGACTTTTTAAGTCTGGTGTTTTTGTTTATTTATTCTTAATTGTTTTTTTACGAACACATTATTATTCAGTGTTTGCTTTATATAACGTTTTAGTGTATAATATAAACATGACACACAGAGATTTGATTACATTAGCGAAGTTTAAGTCTATGGGATTTTATGACATTGAGATGAAGTATATTCCTGAAATCAAGCTTAACAGAATTACATGCAAGACTGATATTAAGGTTGGAAAAGGTACATATTCAGTTCCATTTGAATCGTTTACAAATCCACAGCCAAAAATATTAATGGCTAGACACAATTTATTTCAATCAGTATTAGATTCTTTGCAGGATTTTAACAGCAAAGAATATAAAGAAAAAGTAGCATATTTAGAGACAATTGGAGTGAAGGATTGAAGTTTAATTATTTATTAGAAGATCAAGTAGGCTGTTGTTCTTGTGATAAATACGAACGAGCATACATTAATTATTGGTATTACAGTTCGCCATATTGTGTAGATTGCTGGTTAAAACTGATGGATTTTAATGATGCAAGGCGAATGGTTATAATGCAAGAATCGTTTAAATATAGAGCCAAAAAACAATGGAAAAAACAAGACTCAGAAATCCTAAAAAAGATATAATGATCCAACTTAAAAGTTTAGAATGTTGGAATAGTGGAAGTTCTGATTGGCATATGAGTGGTGCGATATATAAAAAGATTGAAGAAGAAATCAAATGGGAAGAAATAATGGATAAAGAACGAATAGATGCAATTGTAAAGCAATGGTTTATTAGTGGTAAACCTAATCAAAGTATTAAATTAGATCGTGGTTTTTTAATCAATATTAGTTGCATTAGAAACAAACATGAGAACTTGTGTGACTATAGATTTACTTTGCAATCACCTAACTATCACAACACTAAATGGATGGACGGTGATACAATGGATTCTTATTTTGATCCAGTAAATATTATCTCTGAAATTTTTTGGGATGGATTCAAAACCTTATTCAAATTAGAAGGTAAAAACATCATGAATCTTGAACAATTAGAAATCAAGGAAGGCAATATCTTACAAAGCTATGATAAATACACTTTGCCTCCATCAATTGACAAAGATAATTTTTAAGATGGATTTTTTAGACAGGGTTTTGCTATGTGTGTTTGCGTTTTTTAATATGTATATGTTGTGGCGTGTTGATAAATTAGAAAAAGAAAAAACAAGCTTCGAAGATATTAAAAACATATTTGAGATTTTGATAGATAAGGTAATAGGGAATGACAATGATCAATGATATATATAAGTTTTTTTGTAATGCATGCTATAAAAAAGTACATGCTGGTGACTCAATTTTCCACAGTAATTCATTAGATTTAAGACTAGAAATTATTGATGCACATATTGGAAAATATTACATCCGATTAGAGCATAAAGAGAAGGTTTATATTTTTACTGATATTAACCGAATGAATCCAGAAAACTTACTTGAATTTCTTTTTGATAACTATGTAAAAAACTGCACAAGTAAAATGTCTGAATCTAACAAGACTGAATTAGCATTACGAACAGAAATATCTAATCTTAATTTTAAACTTCATCGTAAAGAAAAAACAATTGAAGAGTTAAAAGACCAAGTTACGCAGTCTGAATTAAAGAGACTAATAGTAGATTTGCAAGAAGAAAAAAATGATCACACCATGACTAAGTGTAGAGCTATTTTTGCCACTCATATCTTAAATGGTGATAGAGATGAGAGAGTTAAAGAATATTTTAATATTTCAGAAGAGATGAAAAAAGAATTTGGTATATAATTAACTGTCGAAAGACAAATAAACCTAATCTGATTACGATCTTGGGTTGCTTGAAGACAGAAATATTTCAATTGGTATAATGTTAGTGTTTCTCTACATTAGCAAAAAACCTGGGGAGGGAGGATAGGCTTAAAAAACCTATCCTTTTTTCTTTGCAATTCTATATAACTGTAAAAGTGTAATACTTTAAAATATCTTAAATATCGTAAAATAATATTAGAAATAGATATTAGAGGATTCATTATGCTCAAAGCTTTACCTTCAGAATTAAAAATTGGTGATTATGTCGAATGGGGAACTTCTGGTTCTAATGCAAAAGGAAAAATTGTTGATATTCGTACAGATGGTGAAGTAAACAGTTCAATTTCTGGATATACATTAACAGGTACTCCAGACGATCCAGTTTATGTCATTAAATTATTGCAAAGAGATCAGCAAGGTAATGAAGTTTTAACAGAGCAAACAGTAGTCCATAGAGCATCAGCATTAACAAAGATTCCTGATCCAATTAAAAGCATGAAAACTGTATTTGGTGGTGAATTAAAAGCTGTTGGAAAGGGCATTGTTGAGGGTTATTTAATTCGTTTCGGTGGTCCAGATGATACAGACCTTGAGAAAGATTATTTTACCAAGAGTACAGATTTCGGTGTTGATTTCGCTGATGGTTCAAATCATAAGCTTGGTCTGTATTATAATCACGGTTTGGACTCCGCTGTTGGAACTAATAAGATTGGTTACGGCACTATAAAAATGACTGATAAAGGTCTTTGGTATTCTGCTCAATTAAATATGGCTGATGAATATGCAAAGATGATTTATGAACTTGCTAAAAACAATAAATTAGGTTTTTCAAGTGGAGCAGCAAGTCATATGGTTGAGCGTGAAAGAGTTGGTAAGAGTTTTGAAATTAAACGATGGGCTCTTGCTGAAGCTTCTTTAACACCACAACCAGCAGAATCTAGGAATGTAGCTGAGGCAAAATCACTTAAAGCAGCTAAGGAAGACTTGAAAATAGGTGATTTTGTAAGATGGATGGCATATGGGACAGAAGTTAGAGGAAAAATAGAAAAAATAGCAACTTCTGGGTCTCTTGTAGGTAAACCATTAGGAACACGAATGAGAGGAACTGTTGATAATCCGGTATTCCAAGTTCGTGTCTTTCAAAAACAACCTGATGGGTCTTATGCCATGGACTCAGCTACTACAGTTCACAGAGCAGAAGCATTAAGTAAAATTGACAAACCTAAAGGTGTAATTATGAAAAATTATATGGAAAAGATGGAAGAGCATGAAGAAATAGAAGATATGGTTGAAGGATTGACCAAATTAAATGTTGATCCTATGGGCATTGCTGATTCTATTTTTGATGGAGCTGAAGAAGATATGTTCTTTGATTCAATGAACTGTCTCACTGATAAGCTTCGTGATGGTCTTATTGCTATCGCAGAATATGGCAAACCTGAAGATGCTGACGCTCTTTTAGAGAAGTTTCATATGATGGCCTTAGATCTTTTTAATAAGATGCAATTACCACAAGAAATAGAAGTATCTGAAGAAACTATGATGATGGATATGAAATCTGTTTCTTCAATTAAAGATGTTGAGAGAATCCTGCGTGATGCTGGTAATCTTTCACGAAGCCAAGCTAAAACTTTGGCAAATTTGGTCTGGAACTCTCAGCGTGATGTTGAGAATAATCAAGAACCAGAAATAAAAACCACTGAAATTGATAAATCTGATGCTGAATTGAGAAAAAGCTTGCTCGAAAAAGCTAAGAAATATCAAAGCTAATAGACGTATTAGCATAGGATAATAACATGAATTTTGATGAAATCCAAGCCAAAATCAAAGAAAATGCGATTAAGGCTACTGAAATCCTTGAAGCAGAAGATGGTGATACATCTATTGCTGCAAAATTACTAAAAGAAAATGAGGAACTTGAAAATAAGGCAGAAATGCTCAAATCAATTAACGAAGTTCCTGTAAAGGCAAAAACTATGGAAAGTGAACTCTACATCCCTGGCGCAAGTTCTGTAAATGCTGTTAAGAGCTTTAGCCCAGCCACTCTCGCAGAAAAAGAAAAGATTGGTTATGCTTTCGGTCAAATGGCTAAGATGGTCGGCAAGAACGACAAGAAAGCTCATCAATGGCTTAAAGAAAATGGTTTCTACAAGGGACAAAGTGAAGACACCGGCGCAGACGGTGCTTACTTAGTACCTCAAATCCTTGCTCGTGAAATCATATTCCTCCGCCAACAATATGGTGTAACTCGTGCAAATGCTCGTGTTATGGGAATGTCTTCAGACAACTTGAATGTTCCAAAGAACATCAACTCCACCACTGCATATTGGCCAGATCAAAACGCCAATATCACACCAAGTCAAATTACATTTGCAAACGTACAGATTCTTGCTAAGAAGCTTGCTGTTTTAACACAAGTTTCCTCAGAACTTTACGAAGATTCACTTGTTGACGTTGGTGCAGCTCTTGCTCGTGATATGGCATGGGTTCTTTCCTACAATGAAGACCTTGCTTGTTTCTTGGGTGACGGTACTGCAACATACGGTGGTATCACTGGTATCATCAACGCAATTGCAGCTGTTAACGGTGGTGCAAATGCTGGTTGGATTTACACTGGCGCTAACGTAACTGGCGACTGGAATGATGTAACTCTTGCTGACCTTCGCAAACTTCCTGCAGCTGTAGCTTCTTATGCTGATACTCGTGAAGCAAAGTTCTACATGCATAGATCCTTCTTCCAAGAAGTTGTTTGTAACCTTTTGGATGCTCTTAACGGTAACGGTTTCAACGATATCGCTAATGCTCCAGGTCCAAACCCAACTCTCTTTGGCTATCCTGTTGTTTACACTCAGGTTATGAGCAAGGATCCAACTCCAGCTCCAGATACAGCTCTTGCTATCTTTGGTAACCTTGACACTGGTTCCATTCTTGGTACTAGACGTGACCTTAGAGTTCAAGTTTCTGATCAAGCTGGTTTCATTAGTGACTCCCTCTACTTCCGTGCAACTGAGCGTTTCGGATTCCAATACCATGACGTTCCTGTTGTCGGATCACAAAACGGTGCAGGATCAGCTGCAATCCTCGTCGCTAACAACTAATCTTATCATTAAGGTGGAAAAAAGACCAGAGAAATCTGGTCTTTTTTTTCTTTATCTTTAATATCGTAAAATATATATAGATACACTTTCGAGGTTTAAAAAATGCCATATTCAAGATTACAAGCAATTAGAAAATTAGCTACTATGGTTGCAGCAACAGAGTTTCCTGAGTTAGATAGTAATCAACTTGGAGAATTAATTGATGCTCACAGAAGATGGAGACCTTGGACTGCAAACACCTATTATGAAGTTGGAGATATGATTATTCCAACAGTTGCTAATGGCAGAATGTATCAATGTATCATAGCTGGTAATTCTGGAGACACTGAACCTGCATTTCCTAGAATTGGTTATTTTGTAGGTCAAACTTTCTTTGAAACTGATCAAACACAACCATATGAAGGTTTTAGTATTACATGGCAAGATAATGGCTTTACTCAACAGGAAACTTATGACATTAGAGCCGCAGCAAGAGAAGGATGGATGTGGAAAGCAAGTAATGTAGCTAACCTTGCAAACACTGATGATGGAAAAATGTCAATTCAAGTCCACATTATTCAAGAAAACTGTTTACAAATGGCTGCTAAATACCGCAGTTTTGGTATTTTATAATGGGAATACCTCAAGCTTTATTAAACAGACTTAGATATGTTAATGCTATGGTCTTTCTTTGCAATAAAGTAAAGGTATATAGACCAGAAACATTTAATGATGAATATGGTGGTACTTACACAGACTATCGTTTATTAGGTGAATTTGATGCTAGATTCGTTCATGACACCTATAAAGAAGGTCCTGTTGGTGAGGGAATTCAACCATCAGACGAATATAGGTTTGTATTTGGTATGAATCCTGGAATTGAATACATGGATAAGCTTGTAATTCCAAACGATAACCATTCTAATAGATATTTTTTAGTAGTTTCAGTTGATGACACTACATCTGAAGGTATGTTTAACACTGCTAAAGCTGTGGAGAGATATAACTAATGGAAAACATCGACTGGCCTAATTTAATGATGGGTGTTGGATCTAATGCAATATTAATTGTATCAGGTTTTGTGTCAATGCAAGTTAAAATAGCGAATTTACAAACAAAATTAGAAAGTTTTGAGAAATCTTTCGAAAAACTAGTAAATAAAGTTGATACCTTAGATAAACACCAGTTAGAGCTTCACACCAATTTAACGAGACTTGAGACTCGTTTTGAAATGTTAGAAAGAGAGAGATAATAAAATGCCAATATATCCAACTAAAACAATTGATTATAATTTTGATAATCCTGCTTGTTATAATGGTAGTGGAAGTACTATTTATGATTTAACTGGAAACTTGGATTTAAATAAAATAGGAAATCCAACATTCACTTCATCTACTGGTCCAAATGGAAGTTATTTTTCATTTCTCAGATCTACATCAGTATCAAATCATTTAGCTAGTGTCAACAGTGCATTATTGAATGGCTCTTTTAACTTTTCTATGAGTTTTTGCATTAGACCTGAAAACTTTAATGCTAGTCAAAACAATTTTTATGCAGGCTTAAACTCTTCAACAAATGCTGATATAGATTCTGCAAGCATCGCTAGAGTTGCTCCAAGTAATGTTTGGTATACATCTGTAGGATATAATGAAAACTTTACCTCTAGTAGTGTAGTTGATAATAAATGGTATGTAATTACAGTTACTGCAGATTTTACTAATAATCAACTTAAAACATATGTTAATGGAACTTTAGTTAAAACAGATTCATTTGTTTATGCTTTTAATTTAACCAATGCTCAAGTTATGATTGGATATATTGCATCATCTCCATACAGAAATGCAGATAGAGGCGATTTTGATATCAAAGCATTTTCATTTTGGAAAAATACAGTTTTAACAGCTCCACAAGTTCAAGATGTTGCTAATGAATTTGCTCAATACACGGTTAATTATTGTAGTATTGATTTTGGCAATTCTTCTTGTTTTACAAATGGTGGGACATCTATCACTGACTTGTCTGGTAATGGTAGAAACTTCACTTTAAGTAGTACTACATATACTTATGATCCTAGTGTTGGATCATTATATTTTCCAAGTTCAACAAATGCAACAGGATCATCTTCTGACTTTATAATTGGTCAACAAGCAACTACATGGTTATCTTGGGTTAAATTGCAAACAGTTGGAAACATTTCTATTTGTCAAATTGGTGGTGGAAGTAGATTTTATGAGACATTAGTTCCTGCAGTTTCATTAAACAATATTGATAACAATGGAGCAGCTCAACAAGCAGGACCAATTACATTTGATGATAATTGGCATTTATTAGCAGTTACAAAACCTACTAATGGAACTGTAGGACAACAAAAAACCTATATTGATGGAGTATTAATTCCAAATACTGCAGATTACAATCCATCAATGGTAATTAATTTTAATAGTTCTGGTCCATCTATAATTCACCCTCTTGATGGTACAGATATGACTATGGCTACTTTATCATTATATCTAACTGAACTAAGTGCAGGAAATATTACAGCTTTATATGATGCGCAAGTTACAAGATTCACACCACCAGTTCCAGTATATGCAGGTAATGTTGGTGGTAGACAATTTGGACAAGGATTCAATGGATAATAATTTTAGCAACATCTTGGAGAATTAATAATGTTTTATGTATTACAAAATGAAAGTACAGCT